ATCGTTTCCTGCCCTCATGCGTTCAGCATCTTCTTTCGGGACTACCATTTCGCCCTTATGCAGAATAGCGAGCTGATCTCTTTTGATATCCCATGATCCGGCAGCCCAATACCCCATTGCCGACCCTAACCAGTCAATCCCGGAGATGGCCAGGTCAAGCCCTTTTTGTATTGCTATATCGGCCAGTTTATCAGCAGCAGTCCGAGCCATGGCATCCCACATGCTGATCCAATCCAGTTGTAATTCATCCATCCGTCCGGTAAAAAGATTGAAAAAATTATCAGTCGCCATGTTTGAAGACGCGTCAGTAAATGATCGAAAAGTGGATTCCCCGACCTGCGCGAACGTTACTGCGCTTTCCCGCGAGCGTTCATAACCGACCCGGATACCGCCGAAAAAGTCATTTGATGAAAGCGTTAATTCCCGATCCAGTTCTTTCTTTTTTCGCGCATACCAGGAATCCGTGACGGCGTTTTTGCCGACCAGTTTTTCGTAATTATCGCGTTGTTTGTCCAGGGCGTCTATCTGGTATTTGTAATAAGTAGCCGCGTCGCCTTTCATGTCTTTATACATTTTACCGTAAGCCTGGGCTTTTTCGGATGCTAATTCCGTGCTTTCTTTTAGCGACTTTTCATTTTCCATGGATAGCCAGGTATAATATTCCTTGTTTTCGCTTTCGATTTTATCAAGTTCTTTTGTCATTAGACTGGTTTCGGTTTCGCGGTTTTTTTCATACTTTATCAAACTGTCCGCGTCCTGCTTGGCTATCCAGCTATAATATTCCTCGCTTTCCTTCTTTAGTCGCCCATACTCGGCATCGATCAGTTTTTGAAGGTCGGCGGATATTGGAACTTCAGGCGCTGGCGAAGATCCGACCCATTCTGATTTAAGCTTTGAACTGTATAGGTTAAAGCCGGGTGTCTGAGGGCCGATTTTTCCGGTTGTTATCGGTGCCTGTTGCCCCGGAAACATTTTGGCATAATCGCCCGGTAGCGGAATGTTCATCAGCATGCGCATTATTCGTAAAGCATCGGATGCTTTGTTATAAGCATCGGCAACAGCTATGACCGAGGCTGTTATGGTGTCGATGGTTTCCCCAACTTTCTGCCCGATCAAGTCCTTGTTAGCGCCCACCCAATTATTCATCTCGGTCACGACTTTAGCCGCAACCGGGAGCAATCCTTCCCCGATGGCCGCTTTTAAATCTTTGAAATTGGCTTCGAGGATTCTCTGCTGGTTTGCCAGACCCCCGGAAGTTTTCGCAAAGTCACCGACGGCATCCCCGGCGTCGCGCATGATGATAGCTTGTGCTGCTGCCGCTTTTTCCAGCCTGGTCAGTTCCGACGTAGCCTGTTTCCCGGTCATGGCTAATGCTTGCTGCTCTACCGCCGCCGCGTTGATCGTCGGAATATATCGCTGAATCGGCTCATACTGGCCCCTGAAGGCCGATTGCATGGCGTTCAGGACTTCGGTGGCTCCACCGGCTACGTTATGAAATGAAGCAAGGTCAGCCGAAAGCTCGACCATCTGCTTGCTGGTTTTGGCCGCCGTTGTTTCCCCGGCACCTAATTGCTTAAACATATTACCGATAGATGAAGCGCTTTCGAGTGCTGCTTGCCGACTCATCCCGAAAGCGGTTGCGCTGTTTTTAGACCATGAGGTTATTGCCTGCGCCGACGCTCCAAATACCGCGTTACTTTTGCTTTGTGTTTCCTGCAGGTCGGAGGCTGCTGCCGTCAGGGTTCCGATAAAATCAACCGCTTTATTGATTGCGTAATAAGCGGCGACAACTCCGGCCGAATATGCCAGCCAGTTCTTTTTAATGCTTTCGATCAGGGAAGTCTGGTGGCCGAACTGCTGGTCATTCAGGCGCTTTAGCTGGTCGTTTTTGGCCTGCTCTGCCCGGATAATGTCGTTTGCGGTGCTTTTGGATGATTTTGCTATTGCATTATAAGAAGCGATTGCCATCTGCTTTTGAGATTCAAACATCCGGTCGGACTTGATGCCAAGCGCCTTAAACTGCTGCTCAAACTTCTCTGTTCCGGCGACGGTGCGCTCATAGGCGCTCTTTAGACCTTTTTCCAACTTGGTAAGGTCAAGATCCATTTCCGCAAACATCGTCCCGACTGGTTGACCGCCTGCCATAATACTTATTTCCCTTCAACAATAGCTTTTATTTGTGGGATTGAGCTTCTTATCGCCGGTCGCAAAAATGACCTTGGCCCGCCTTTCCATCCCCCACGCCCATACTCCATTTGAATCGCCCACCATGTTTTTTTATTGCCTGCATAAATGCGGACATCCCTTGACGTTTCATTGTGTTTTCTTACGACTCGGATGGTATGCACCATTTCCCTATAATGGCGCACTGTCCAATATTTCCCGGCGCTCTTTCCGGTTTTATATTCTTCGTGTTCTTTCCAACCGCCCCTAATAAGGCTTTGCAGTTTATAGATAGCGTTCATCCTTACGACTTCGGCGCATGCGACAAGGCGCTCCATTCCTATTTTTCTAAATTCAGGGATTTTTCTTTCAGGATTCCAATTAATCATTTTAGCCATTATTCGCTGTCCTTATCTCTTACCCGTTCAATCCACCAATCCGAAAGTCTCGAAACCTTTTCAAAGCATTTTCGACGGCCTACTATTTCATAAAGCTCTATCGCGCTATGTATAGCAGAATGTAAAATACTTACCGGCCCATCCATCGACATTATGAGCTGGTATCGCACCTGAAAAAAGATGTTTAAGGCATCCCTGTTTTCTTCCATCGGATCGACCCGGCACGTCTTGCAGGGTGGCGTTCCCGGTGGCGTCCGTCCGGCGTACATTGCCCGGCACCCTTCACATGTCGCCGCATAGTCAAGCGCCCATTCTGCGGCCTCGATCAGTTTTTTTCCGACGCTTCCTTTTGCTTGACTCCGGCCTCGGACATGATCACAAATACACGGCTGATGAACCTGAGAAAAACCGGCATGTTGATCAGCTTCAACTTGCTTTCCCGGTCGCATTTAATCTCGACCCCTGGCGCTGAAAAGGCGTTTTTCAACCCGGTTATCGCATAGTCCCAGGCGTCGTCGTTCTCTTTTTGCGCTTCGGCTGTCGGTAGGTCGTCAATAAATCCTTGCCTTTCCATTTGTCGCGTGATCGTATTCGCAACCCACTTATATTGCTTTTTGCGATCTTTCCGACGCTCATCCCAAAACGGCCCCATTGATCTGATGCGGAACTCTGCTGCGCCTTCCTCTGGCGGATCATAAACGATTTCGCCGGTGGCCTGGTCAAATCGGGAATTGAAAAAAGCGAACCAATCCCCCTGCTCCTCTTTCTTAAAATCGAAGACTGTCATAAATTTCCTTTCGGTTTTAGGTTATCAGCTCCCGGTGCCGGCCTGCGCCATTGCCGCGTCGGATACCTGGCCCTCAAAAGTGATCTTGCCGAATCCACTTCGTGGCAGGGTGATCGCCTGTGATTTCGTCACAAGAATAAACCCGCCGACGCCGACATGCCAAAAGGTACCGGTGTTCGCATATAGGTACAAATTTGTAACGTGCGTTCCGGCAGCGCATGCGGTATGGAGAGCTACTTGCTTAGCGTCCGAAGGGTCCCAATTGCCGCTAAAAGAGATCGTCCCCGGTTCGCCGCACCCCACCGCCTCATACTCCTCGATCGTTTGCTGAAAAGCCGCGTCCTTTTTGACGGTCGGCATTGTAAAGCCGCTCATCGACCATTCGACCTGATCGGCTACTATAACCGATCCATAATAAACCTTGCCGCCTTTTCCTGATATTTTACTCATTGTCTTTTACCTCCGTTTACTGTTAGTCTCAGGGCAAAGATAAAGGGGCACATCGATGTGTCGGCACCGACATGCCCCTTTATTCTTTCTGTTCGTTCCCCTCAGGCTGGCCGGCCTTCGGGAAAGCCCTGATTTTTAGATTATTGTTTTATAATTTTTCTTTCCTTTCACCTTTTTTTACAGTACATACGATGCAAAAACTTCTTTCGTTCCCATGTTCGCAGAAAATTCCAAACGGATCGTTTTTCATTAAAAATTCATGAAGTTTCTTTTCGCTAATATTAGGCATGTTAACTGGTGTTCGTGCTTCAATCATAAAATTTCCCCCCCCCCCCGGCTTATGCCGCCGATGTCATAAAAGCGATTCGGTCAACCGTTTCTTTCGGCAATCCGATTGCCGTTGAGTCCACCCGCCCGATTTCGTTAAAGCGGTCATGCAGCCACTTATAATTTTTCTTAAATGTTTCATCCGGCATCCAGGTAAACGGTCTCATACAGTAGTGTTCTGCAAAGGCATCGATTATCCATGCCGTTCCGCCCATTTCAAATGCCTGAATTACTGCCAGCGTCCCGTAAAGATCAAAGCCGTCCATTGTTTCATCGAATCTGAATCCGCTTTTCATATTCACGATGATACAGCATTCGTCAAAACAACATGCCGGATGCGGAAACTCATGAATATGTGTCGTATTGAAAAGAAGCGGTATCCGCATATCGTGGAATTTTCCACAAATTATGCCTTGATTATCCTTACCGATGATCCCGGCTATGACCCAGTTATCCGGTAATTTTGCCAACTGGCTTTGTACCTGCTCAATCCAGCCATGGCGATAAAACATATCCTGATGGGTCAAGACGGCGATGTCTGAGCCCTCCTCTTCAATGATGTCCAGAAGTTTATTCAAGCCCTTTGTAGCGGACTCGGGCGTTTTTACAAAGTGCATATCGCCGGTGATCTCGGATTGTTTCAGGCACATATCCAGGCGCTGCAAATCATTGACCATGACGCCAAAGGAAAGCCGCCCGGCTGTTTTCTGCTCTATCGGTTCAAGATATCGCGCCACTATTTTTTCGGCATCGTGATTTTCCCTGACGTAATTATGCAAAAATTCGGAATGCGCCGGATCGTACTTTTCAAGTTCGGCTTCCAGCCATGCCCGCGTTACCGGGATTTTAAAGCGTCGTCCGCTGAAATTGTTTCGGGCAATCTCGCTTATCAATTCCGGCGTGACGTATCCGTCGCCATAAGCGCCGATATATGGTCGGTTGTCTGCTACGACAACAGGCTTTCCCTGGGCCATGGACTCCAAGGCCCCCCGTCCCAGGGTGATGCAAAGGTCCGCCCATGCGATTTGATCCTCAATCGGTTTTGAGATATCGCTTATTCTGACATCGTATTTTTCAGACAGGAAGATGAAAGGATCATCCATCGGATGGCGCCGGATGATCAGGATTTTTTCAAGCGTGCTGCTTGGCTGTATTCGGCCCCGAATTTCAATCGGTTGCCCGATCACTTCTGAGCTGATCCCGCGCATCAGGTTGTCGCGCTGGACTTCTTCGGATACTGAAATATACCGGACAGCGCCAAACGTGAAATTTTCGTCTCCGATCAGGCCGTGGGAGATACAGACTTTCGGCGTAGGGTTCGCTTTGATCTGTTTTAAAATTTCGTTATGGCTGCAAATAATCAAATCAAAATACTCGTCAACGACACGCTCCGGCTGGTTGCTTAAAATAACATCCTGGCCCATGGCCGTCAGCGCCTGCGCTACGCAATAGAAAAACCGGCTCGATCCGCCCTCCTCGGCTCGCCCGGATAGATATTTAGCTGTAATCAGAATTTTCATTTTAAAATCACGCCCTTTAATTCTTTTTCGTCCCATTTTATAAGCGGTCTTCCAAAATCTGATTGATTGTGTATGGCCTTCCCTTTGCGTTCTAACCATTTCATTCTATATTTTTCAAAATAGGTTGCATAATAATCGCAGGTCAGCTCCCATTCCTCTATAGAAATGGCCTTGCCGTAGTGTTTGACATATCCTGCATGTAAGATCCTGGCATTATTTCGTAGTGTTATCTCTCTCTGGTCGGGTGCCCAATATAAAATACCGGGAACATTTCTAAACATCATCAAAATGTTTCGATATTCAGGCCCGAGCCATTGCCTCTCATGGTAGGGCTTGCCCTTGTCTTCTTCAGTGATATAAAAATCAAACAGCTTCATGACTATGCCGTCATAATTCTCGTATCCCTTAAAATTCCAGTCTATTCTTTCATCAGCATCAAAGTAAATTATCCACTCCGGATTGTCCTTTTGTGCTTCCTCAAAAACTCTTTGACGGTTTTTGGTTTCCGCTCTGTATCTGTCCGGGTCCCAATAAGACCCATGTATGACACTCTCAACTTTTTTGTGAGATTTGCAAATATTAACTGTGTTATCATCAGTCGAGCAATCATCGTAAACATACAAAGCATCGCAAAACGAAAAGTGATCAAGGGTGTCCTGGATGATCTCTTGTTCATTTCTAATTTTCGTGATTCCTGCAATTTTCATGGTTCAATTCCACTAAATTGATTTCTTTCGAGTGCTGTCGAATCCCAATCATCTGCCGCCTGCGACGCTTCGTCAGGGGTCCGCTTTCCCTGCGCCATAAATACCCTGTCGTCGCTGTCGTCTCCCATTACCGGCTCAATTTCGATCCATCTAAACGCTATCCATTCGGCTCGATTTATTTCTGAAAGTTTTTTCTCCATTTTAATAACCTCACTTCATTTTTATCGTTACTTCAAAATCAGTCGGAGCGTGCCAGCCTCCGTCGGTTCCTATTGTAGTTGTAAAATCCTCCCATTGCGCCCCTGGACTATTCGTCATCCTCATCCAAATTAAGGTGGCCCCGGTAATTGTAAAAGCAGCGCATTCGTCAAAAAGGTCATTACAATATGCGTTTACAAGCTCGATCTCTGCTGCTGATTCCGGGTCTATTGAATAATGAGAGAATTGGACAAGTAATTCCCGATAATCTCCCGCAAACACCCTGTCTGTCACATGCGACACCACAAAAAAAAGTGAGTGCGGGTAATCCGTTCCTGCCGGAGCGCGACCATCAAAAAACCGTCCCTGAATCGCGTTATAAAAAGAATTGTTTGATCCAGCGACAAGGGCGTTGAACTTCGTCATCAGGGCAATTTTAAAATTTGTTAGAATATCGGAGTCAGACATTTAAGCCGCTTCCTTTGCCATGATGTCCAAATATTCCCCGCGCTCATTCGGATTTATGATGCTCACGATATTGAAATACCGTAGCCCAAATTTAATCCGCCAGGATGCCCTCAGAACGCTCCGGTATCTGATCCGGACCCGGTGGCTGATGGTCATGGTCGGCTGCATGGACTGGACCGTTTCTGCCGCCGATACCGGCCAGATCGCCGCCCAAATCGTGGCCGCGTCAACCCATGATGTCGTAAATCCGCCCATTGAATTGGACACCTTGGTCGAATATTGTAAAATTACGCGTTTGTTTAAATCCCCGATCATTTAAAATTCATCCCACAATCTGGCCGAAGCTAAAAGCTTTTGAACCGCCTTATTCTCCCGGTAATCCTGCCCACTGACGATCTGCCCCTCGCGGTTCGCGTAAAGGTCGGTACAAATCAATTTAATGGCTGCTTTGATTTTGTATGGCACCAGCGCCCTGGTGGTCCATCCGCAAACGTATCGGATGCGGATCGGCTGCACCGGCCATGCCGTAAATGATGGCCATGTCTCCCCATAAGGCAGCCGGATTCCGCCGCATTGCTCGCCGCGCTGTTCGATCAAATAATCGGTTGTCAGCGTCATGGTATTCGTGGTTTTGGTTCCATCGCTGGCAACCGAATAATAAGTCATTATCAATCCGGCGGATTGCAGGTTGCCGTAGGGCAGTTTAATAAAATCAGACCCCGGGAACGCATCAAGAAAAAAATCCCAAGTCTGTGTAATAATTGCCCTTCGCGTGATGTCCTCAACATACTCCCTGGCTGCCGTGATGATAGCGTTCAGCAAGTCATCTTCAACCGATGTCGC